AGAGAGAACTTAACTCCCTGGAGCATCTTATCAAAATCTTCAAGGATGATGATGAGAAGAATGCCCTGGATCGTGCTAAGTTCTTGAGTAGTAGAATTCTCTGTGACGTTTACGGGCATGAGCTCCCGGAACGTCCGGAGTGTGTTCCCGCGGATCAAAGCCTGTTTTCTGGTGAGTGGTTGAGGTTTGTTCGACCTCGACTTGCTCGGTCTGGACCCCATCGCGTTCCATCAAAGGTTGGACGTCGTCTCGCTGCTAGTTTCTTGCAGTTGAAACGATGTTTTCCGGAATTACCATCGGTGTTGAAGGTCTCTACTGCAATCAAGCATAGAGAACGTCTCTCGAGGGATAATTGGATTACACCAAAACCTTTCTTGGACTCAATTCGTCGCACGGTTAACGAACTCTTTCCTCCCGGTTGGGATTTGGAGAGTTTTCGAGAACGACCCGAGTACTGTATGAGTAATAAAGCTTGCGCTGAAAACTCTAGACAGGCTGGGGGTAACCAAGCTGCGATGATTGATGCTATGGAGTCTTTTGAGTCTGGAACCAAGAGTGACTGGGATAAACGTTACACCAAGCTTGAGTGGGCGTACGATCGAAATACCTCCCTGCGGTCGCAGGAGATGCATTCGATGTACACACATCATGGGCGTACCATTACCGTCTACTCGTATATTGGAGACGCACTTTCCCGCAACAAAAGAGAACGAGTACTTGACATGTTAACGAAAGATGATATCGTTAACACGAAAGAGGCTCATGTCTGTTTTGTTGCAGATCCGGGAAAGTGGCGTCCAATTACGAAAGCCAATTGGATCTATGGAAGACTCAAACCGTACCAGAAAGCGATACACGGTCATCTTCGTAAGTTTGATCAGTTTAGACTGATCGGGAAAACCATCGAAGATGTAGACGTTGAGCTGTTCGGTAAAATGGATCTTGCTAAGGAGTCGATTCTTTCGGGCGACTTTGAAGCAGCTACTGATAACCTGCACCATGATGCCTCTGTCATGACCTTGGGATGGATATTGCAAAATATGCGTTCCTCTTGGTCTTTTGACATGGAGGCTCACTTTCTGGCCAAGGAGTCCATGACTCACCTCAACATATCCTACGGAGAAAAACTTCAATCTGAACAGATGAAGCTCCCGGGAATGGAGGGTGTGAATAAGCTCATGGACTTTGAGCAGAAGGGTGGGCAGTTAATGGGTAGCTTGCTCTCCTTTCCCATCT